ACCTGCGCTACTTGCGGTTTGTGTCAACAATCCGACCGTGAGTTTGTGATAGCGTTTCCTGCACACGGCGTGGCAAAGAATAAAGTTAATGCCATTGTGACAGTCTGACAACCTGCACACTGGGGGGATCTGATCCCCCCTTCCATCCTGTAGAATCTAAGGGTCAACCACACAAGACACCATGGCAACCGCAACCGACTTCACGATCAGCGCCAAGGTTCAATCCAGCGCCATTGCCCATCTTGAGATCATCCGCGCCGAGGGTGATTGTTACGATCTGCTGGTAACATTCACCAGTAGCGACAAAGTATACCGCTACGCTTGGGAGGATGAAGGAGAGTGTGAACGCTGGTTTGCACTTCTCTCCAACGATGAAGACAAAGCGGCGACATCTTGGGGGCAACTGTTCAACCGTGCTCTGAAGCATGGTGACATTGAACAGATCGAAGTCTGATCCTAAAGTATAAAAGAGGGGGCACAGTCCGCCCCCTTTCTTTATACTTTTTTTGCCATTATTTTATGGCAGGTTAGGTACCGACCTTTTTCATCTACGGTGATACCCCCCACCTCATCTGATTGTCCCCATAGTCTACAGGCACCACCGACCCATAAAACCACCACAGTGGACAGTTTCATAATTGGCACAAGCACAAAAAAAGGTTCTACCTCAATCCTAGCACGCCACCCCCACCTTAGGTCAACCCCCTGACCGATAAGGATTTTTGATCGTTCAACCCCTTGACTCTGCCACCATTTGCCCCCATACTGGTATCAGTTCACCACACCACTCCGATGAACTTCCACCTTCTCACCCGTATTGCCGTCCGCAGCATCCTGATTCAGCAGGGTTCAATGAGAGGCGCTGAGATCGTCCGTGCCATGGGTCTGGATCCTGCTCGCCACAAGGGCACCATCCATGCCGTTCTGGTCGATCTGGAGCGCCTTGGCACGCTCTCAGCAACCCGCAATGAGAAGACTGGGAAGCGTGAGCACTGGAGCATTGAACCCGATGCGATCCGCTGGCGCGATCGGATCGCCGCCGCCCTGATCGGTTGAACCCTACGGGGGAGGTTGATCCCTCCCCCTTCCTATGGTAGGATTCCTGCAGTTCACCACCACACCACTCAATGAACTATCCCATCACCAACTGCCGCCAATTGGAAGAAGATCGGGCACTTGATCTTCAGGAGTACATTGAAGAGAACTGGGAGGATCTTCAGGAGTTTTGGAATCACGAAGACTTCCCCATTGATGATACTGGATACTGCATTCAAAAGTAACATTTAAGGGGAGCAAATTCGCTCCCTTTTTTTATAATTTTGCTTCTGACAATAAATTCTACCTCAATCCTAGCACGCCACCCCCACCTTGGGTCAACCCCCTGACTGATAAGGATTCCTGATCATTCAACCCCTTGACTCTGGCACCGTTTGGACCCATACTACCTTCAGTTCACACCACACCACCGTGATCGCCAACTACGCCACCGCTGAAGACTTCGCCACCTGGGAGGAGCGGGCGAAGGGTATGACCGATGCCGAACTGCTCTGGAGCGCCCAGGATGCCCGCCGTGCTGCTGAGGCGATGCGCGGATGGAATCCGATCGCTGAAGGTCGCTACGATGATGAGGCACACACCTATGGTGATGAGATCCGTCGCCGTCGTGCCAATCGCTGAACCGTCCATCAGGGGGATTGCAAGATCCCCCACCCATCCTGTAGACTTCTCTCAGTTCACACCACACCACCGATGAACGCTCCTACTCCCATTCACTACCTGCGGGCGCTGGCATCCTACATGGAACCCAGCAACGGCACAGTGTCCTACTGGTACGCTAAAGTCTGCGCTGATCTTTGTAAGATTCCTGACGCATTCTCTGCAGAATACGGTCACATGGAAGGAGAGAGAATCGACCTGGGAGAGTTTAATGTCTGGGTGATTAACACTCTCTGAGTATCATCGGGGGACTCACAATCCCCCTTCATTCCTTACATTTTTCTCACCATGCAAACATTCCTCACCGCCGATGAAATCCTCCAGTTAGTTACAACTGGAATCGTTGAACTTACTGATGATTTGATGCTCAGAATGACAGAATCTTACGAAGAATCTGAGTGGTACAATGATCCCAACAATGTAATGTCAAAGCATCATTATTGAATCTCGACAGAAATAATCTAGTCTAGATTCACACATCACATCTAGACTAGATTCACACACATTCATCATACAATCTCGTCGAGATCACACATACACATCTCGACGAGAATACACACAATCATTCATCATACAATATAATAACCTTTGGTTTTTCCAATAGTATATAAAGGTCCTGTGTTTAGGTTATTTTCTCTACAAAACTTTCTAAGATTGTAAACTTCTATAATGTCACCTTTAGGGGTCTTTATCTTATAACATTTTGAATGAGAATGTTCTGCATTATATTGATTAGTAACCCATTCTAAATTATTAACATGATTATTAGATTTATCTTCATCAATATGATTAACTTGCGGTAAATTGTTTGGGTTCTCGATATAAGTTTCTGCAACTAATCGGTGAATGTATTTTCTATATTTAATCTTGGCAACATACAGATCAATATAATAATAACCCCGATAGTTTTTCTGTGGTGTGATTAACTTAATTGGGTTTCGTTTGTTACTATAAATGCGACCATCTTCTGTCAGAAAGTAACCTTTATAAGTTGGATGTTCCCGCATATCTTTATATGAGTTATTTGTAATTATAGCATAATTCTTTATAACATTGAACCCCCTTGTGCCAATCCGCAGACTGTCCCCTAGGTGGTTGTGGGGGTGCCGCTGGGGGTTATTGTAGTTTCAACGGGGCAAACCACTATCCCCCCCGTTCTTCAGATCATGTCTGCCAACCACGCTAAAGATCCTTTCTCTATTGATTCTCTCGCTGCAGAATTGATCGCAGAGTATAAAGAATTGGAGAAGGCAAAGGATCATTTTGAGCGCCTAAAGAATGATTATTTGAAGAAACTTAACGCCGAAAACATTGGTGCCGTTAAAGTTAAAGAAGGTACGGTTACAGTTTGCACTCGAACCTCTAAAGATTACGGGCAAACTGTTAAGATTCTAGAGGCAAATCTTAAAGCAGAGAAGGCGCGACTCGATCATCTTGGCGAGTTCGTTATAAAGAATGTGACCCATTATCTGCGGATTAACTGACACTTAGGGGCAGTCAATTCTGCCCCAATTCTTTACACTTACCAAGACAAATGACCTTCGCAATCTATTCTAAAGTCGAGAATGTCGTTAGGGTTCATTACTCTCACCTGACAGAATCACAAGCGGAGAATGAAGTCGATCGCCTCAATTCTCACCTGCAAAGTATAGGGCAGACTGCTGTATTCTGGTCAGAATCGCATCACCCTGACTGCACTTTTGTCATCGGTTAATTACACTTTCCCATCGCAATTCTCACCATGACCGCTACACTTTCAAATCAAATTAGCATTGATTGGCAATACTCTGGTCTGGAGGATACAGTCAACGTGTTAATGCAAATTAACCGCAACGGTTCACCTAACGCTGAAAGTAAGGCGTCCTACATTAGAACAATCGCTTACAATTATGCGGTTAAGTGTCAATTAGAGGGCACAGTTCCAACTATAACTGGAACTGGCGGATGGTACGTTACTTTTATTCCGACAGAATCGGGTGAGTTCGACTACACTGTAGAGGTCACACTTATGGCATACGTTGTGGCAAAGCACCTAGGATTGCGCGACTAAGTTAGTCGTTCGTGGGCGGCAGTTAGGTATACTTTGCCGCCCTATCTGCGACTGATAATACTATCTTATGCGTTCGTGTTTGACAGTTAAGCGATCCTTATGGGCGGATCGGGGGGATGCGATATAAAAACCCAACACTACCCTAACCTACAAAAGTAAATATAAGGTGCAGTATTCTTCACAAATAAAAAAATTCCCTGCTATATAAAAAACAAAAATAACTTTTATATTCCCCTACAATGAAAAAAAATTCCGGAGATATTTTTGAGTCCATAGAGATCGACCCAATTACAGGACAGTATTATATTACCATACCTGAACAAATTATGAATGAATTGGAGTGGTACGAAGATACTCAAATTAAATTTTCAGTTGAAGGTGGAGAGGTCATTCTATCAGAGGCGGATTGACTTCTTATAGATAATGATGTATGATATGACAGTAACTACTTTTCAATTATGGCGCGTGGTTTTACAGTAAAAGCAAAGGCACCAGTTGCCTCACAAGAACAAGAATGGGACTATAATCTAGCAAGAGAAATGGTAAAGGGAAAATCCATTGTCTTTTGCCTACCTGGAAGAGGAGTTTCATATACCTATCTAAAGAACTTTGTACAACTTTGTTTTGATATTGTACAATCGGGAGCAAGCATTCAGATCTCTCAGGACTATTCATCAATGGTAAACTTTGCAAGATGCAAATGTTTAGGTGCGAATGTACTGCGTGGACCAGATCAGATTCCCTGGGATGGCAAACTGAATTATGATTGGCAACTTTGGATTGACTCTGACATTGTTTTCAATACTGAAAAGTTTTGGCAACTAATTCTGATGGACAAGGATATTGCTTCTGGTTGGTATGCTACAGAGGATGGACACACAACTTCAGTGGCGCATTGGTTGGATGAGGATGATTTCAGAGGAAACGGTGGTGTGATGAATCATGAAACCGTTGAAAGTATCTCAAAGCGTCGGAAACCATTTACAGTTGACTATGCAGGATTCGGATGGCTTCTAATTAAGAACGGAGTCTTTGAACATTCCGAAATGAAGTATCCTTGGTTTGCTCCCAAAATGCAAGTCTTTGAATCTGGACAGGTTCAAGATATGTGTGGAGAAGATGTATCATTCTGCCTAGACGCAAAAGAAGCAGGATTTGAGATTTGGTGTGACCCTCGTATTCGTGTCGGTCACGAAAAAACAAGAATCATTTGATGCAATGGCAGAAACTTACAATATCCTCTGTAAGGGTCGTAGAATCTATACAAGTCTTACAGAGGAGGAATATTTCAATGTTATGGAGGATCTGTCGATAGAGTTTTATCAGACAGGTTCTCCAAGACCTGAAGATCTTGAAACTGAAATTTTAACGGAGAATCAATTATGGCAAAAGTCGGATCACTGAAAAATAGTTCTTATAATCCTGGTCCACCTAAGAAGTCTCGTCAAGGGGACGGTGGGGGTACTAAGTATGCTTCGTCTTCTCGTAATAAAGCACGTAAGAAGTATAGGGGTCAAGGTAAAGGATAATGTATCACCTAGATGGTAATGATGAATGGAATCAAATACATCCATCAGACCTCTGGGTTTATAATAAACTATTTTTAAGTCGGGTTTTAGGTTATACTTGTGGTCCTATTGGGACTACAGTTCCTAAACCCGACTTTTATATTGTTCGTCCATCCTTTAATTTACTTGGAATGGGACGATTTGCCCGTAAAGAATGGTTATATAAGCACACTGATCACATTCATCCAGCAGAATTTTGGTGTGAAATCTTTGAAGGTGCTCATTTAAGTGTAGACTTTAAAGAAAAGAAGTCAGAATTAGTTGTTCTTGGAACTCGTGATGATGATGACCCTTACTATAAATGGAAAAAATGGGAAAAAATTGACCTGGATGTTCAATTTCCAGAAATTTTGAATGATTTAAAAGGTGATTATGAGTACATTAATTGTGAATTTATTGGTGGAAGACTGATTGAGGTTCATTTTCGCCAAAATCCAGACTTTAGATACAACAATACATTGGCAATACCAGTATGGGACAATGAAAAAGTAGAAAATATGTCTTTTATTGAAGATGTTGATTATTATAGGAAAGGATTTTGGGTAAAATAAATAACTTTTTACACAAAACTGAATTGGAACAGTACTCAATGGGTAAACACCTGCTCCTAGAGGTGTATGATGTTGATTTTGAAGTGATTAACAATGCTAAATTACTTCAAGATGCCATGATTAGAGGCATAAATCGTGCAAAAATGACAATTTTGAATGTATTTTCACATTGTTTTATTCCTCAAGGGTGTACAGTGGTCATTGCACTCGCAGAAAGTCATGTTTCGTGTCATACTTGGCCAGAAAATGGGTGTTTAGCAGTTGATGTTTATACTTGTGGGGATGGAAATCCAAAATTAATTGCTTTAGAACTCTTAAAATACTTAAATTCAGACAATTATAATATTAGAGAAATAGATCGTTAAATACAAATAAGGAGATAGCAACCTCCTTTATAAAAGTTCTGTTTTATTCACTAAAACAGGATCTAAAATGTCAAATTTACCCGTTGATAGAGATTGGGAATACATGAAATCGATGTGGGGAACTACACATCTTATCACTGATTACCAATCCCAACCTCAAAAAAGAGTTATTCAAGAAGTTATGCACGATCTTGCACCTCGTCATGACTTAAAAAAACAACAAGAATTACATGAAAGAATTCGTAATGATGATGATTATGATGATTGGGACTATGGAACTGAACCAACATATGGAACATCTTGGAAATCATCATAAATAAGTAAAGAATTTATCTAAAAATGGCAGTCACTAGGATATCCAGATCTTTTAAGGATATTAGTTTATCTTTTGACCCACATCCTGTGACTAAAGATCTATCTGTTTTAACAAATGAACGTGCAATTATTCGCTCAGTTCGTAATTTAGTCGAAACAATTCCAACTGAAAGGTTTTTTAACCCTACACTTGGATCAAACGTAAGAAGCAGTTTATTTGATTTTGTTGATTATGCAACTGCTTCTACGATTGAAGATCAAATTATTGAAGTAATTAATAATTATGAACAAAGAGTAACAAATGTAATTGTTCAAGTTGATCCTATACCAGATCTTAATGAATTTGAAGTGACTATTACATTTGATATTATTGGACAAGAAATACCAGCACAACAGTTTTCATTCATACTAGAGGCAACAAGATAAAATGCCTTTTACTAAATTTACAAATCTAGATTTCGATCAGATAAAGACCTCTATCAAAGATTATCTCCGTGCTAACTCTACATTCACGGATTTTGACTTTGAAGGGTCTAATTTTTCTGTTTTAATTGATACTCTAGCGTATAACACATATATTACAGCATTTAATTCTAACATGGTCATAAATGAGTCCTTTTTGGACTCTGCGACAGTGAGAGAAAATGTAGTGTCTCTTGCAAGAAATATTGGATATGTACCTTACTCTAGAAACTCTGCAACTGCTACTGTATCGTTTACAGTAAATGTAGAACCTAATGACTTCCTACAGGACAATACACCCGTTTATACCCCTACAGTGACCTTACAGGCGGGTTTGGTATGTACTGGATCTGTAAAAGGAACCTCTTATGTTTTTTCAATTCCGGAGAATGTCACAGTTCCAGTAGTAAATGGTGTAGCAACATTTAGTAATATATCAATCAAAGAAGGAACCTTTCTTACCAAAAGATTTACTGTAAATACTTCCTTAGATCAAAGATTTATACTTGATAACTCTTTTATTGATAGTTCTACAATTAGAGTTTATGTAAAAGGTTCGAGTGATAGTGGACTCGGAATAAAGTATTCTTTAGTTGATAATATTTTTGAAGTTAACTCAACTTCTCAAGTATTCTTAATTCAAGAAGTTCAAGACGAAAAATATCAATTACTCTTTGGTGATGGATTTTTTGGTCAAAAACTTGAAAATGGAGCAATTATAACCACTAATTATATTATAACAAGTGGAAAAGATGGAAATGGAGTAGAAACATTCTCTTTTGCAGGTTCTTTAAGAGATGCTGATGATAATAATGTAATTTCACAAACAATCACAGTTACTACAAATCAAAAATCACAAAATGGATCGGATATTGAAAGTATAGACTCTGTTCGTTATTTTGCACCGAGATTATATGCTTCTCAATATAGGGCAGTAACTGCAAGTGACTATGAAACAATTATAAAATCTAAAATTTATGGAAATGCTGAATCAGTTTCAGTTATTGGTGGAGAAGAATTGACACCACCTCAATTTGGAACAGTTTTAATCAGTATTAAACCTAAGAATGGCACTTTTGTTTCAGATTTTGACAAGGAAAATATACTTTCAAAATTAAGGCAATATAGTGTTTCTGGAATCAATGCAAAAATTATAGATCTCAAGATTCTTTATGTTGAAATTGAATCTTACATTTACTACAATGAAAGTCAAGTAGCAAGTTCTTCTAATTTAAAAACAAGAGTAAATAATTCACTTACAAAATATTCCGAGTCTGTTGATTTGAATAAATTTGGCGGAAGATTCAAATATAGTAAAATCTTACAAGTTATTGATAATACCGATAATGCAATTACATCAAATATTACCAAAGTTAGAATACGGAGAGATTTAAAAGCACTTGTAAATCAACAAGCACAATATGAAATTTGTTTTGGCAATCAATTTCATGTAAATCAATATGGTTATAATATTAAATCATCAGGATTTAGAATACAAAATGAACCAGATGTTGTTTATTTTAGCGATGTTCCAAATTCTGATGGAAAAACTGGAGTTATTGCAATCGTAAAACCTTCAACGGAAGTTTCTGCACAAACACAGTCCAATACTTCTTTGCAACCGTTTGTTATTGTTCAGTCTGCTGGGGTGGTTAATTATGAAACTGGAGAAATAACTATTAATACAGTTACTATTACATCAACTTCACTTGATAACGATATCATTGAAATACAAGCATATCCAGAATCAAATGATGTTGTAGGATTAAAAGATCTTTATATCTCTTTTGACATCTCAAAAAGTCAAATAAATATGGTAAAAGATACTATTTCATCTGGTGAGGATATTTCTGGTGTTGTCTTCACAAAAAATTCTTATCGCTCAAGTTATTCAAATGGGAGTTTAACGAGGTCATAATATGGTACAGAATGGTTTCGAGTCAAGAGTAAAAGTACAGCAAATAATTGATAGTCAATTACCAGAATTTATTTTAGATGAAAATCCTAAAGCATCTGAATTTTTAAAGCAGTATTATATTTCTCAAGAATATCAGGGTGGCCCAACAGATATTGTTGAAAATTTAGATCAGTATATAAACCTCGATAGTCTTATTCCGGAGGTTATAGTTGGTAGTATAACTCTTAATAACTCTATAACAAGTAGTAGTACTATTATAGAAGTGAGTAGCACTAAGGGTTTTCCCTCTCAATATGGGTTATTGAAAATTGATGATGAGATAATAACATATACAGGATCTACTGAAACTTCTTTTACTGGGTGTATTAGAGGATTTAGTGGAATTACAAATTACCATAAAGATCTTCAATATGAAGAATTAGTTTTTACTGAGTCTTCAGCAGTATCTCATTCTGTTGGTGCGTCTATTGAAAATTTAAGTTCATTATTTTTACAAGAATTTTACAAAAAAATTAAATTTAGTTTAACTCCGGGATTAGAGGGAGTAGATTTTACTGCAAATTTAAATGTTGGAAACTTTATAAAAGAGGCAAGATCTCTTTATGAATCAAAAGGAACTGCAGAATCCTTTAGAATTTTATTTAATGTTTTATTTGGAGAAACCCCAACTGTAGTAGACCTAGAGAAATTTTTAATCAAACCTTCTGATGCTAGATTTATAAGGAGAGATGTTGCTGTAGTTGATGTAATTTCTGGAGACCCCACTAAGTTATCTGGACAAACAATCAGGAAGTCTACTGATGAAAATACAAGTGCATCTGTTTCTGAAGTAGAAACAATTACTAGAAAGGGAAAAACATACTACAAACTCAATTTCTTTATTGGATATGATGACACCTATCCAAATGTTACTGGCACTTTTTCCATAACACCAAATACTAAAGTAATTGAAAATGTCACTTTAAGTAATATTGAAACAGTAATTACTGTAGATTCTACTGTAGGATTTGCAGAATCTGGAAGTATTTTTTATAATGGTAATGAAATATTCTATTCTGAAAAAACTATTAATCAATTTTTGGGTTGTTACACAAACTCTACCCAATCAATTGATATTGATAAAACTTCTACTATCATATCTAATGATACTTACTATGGTTATGAGGATGGAGATGTTACAAGAAAAGTAGAATTTATAATCACAGGTGTATTATCCAATGTTGTCATTGATTCAGATTCATATAGTTTCTTAGAAGGTGAAAAAATATATCCACAAAATCTTGGAAAAATTATATCCAAAGGTGATGAAATAAATCAAATTTTTGCAAATACATGGATTTATAATACCAGTTCTAGATATCAAATAGATTCTTTCACTTCTAATACTATTACAACAAAGTCTTCAATTGATAATACAAGTTTAGCAATTGATGATACAATTGAAGTTTTGCAAAAAAATACTGAAACTGTAGTTTCAGGTTTTGAAAATGTTAACGTAGTATCAATCTCAGGAAATGAACTGACGGTTGATGTAAGCACTTCTTCATTAAATCCAAATGTAAAATATGATATCAGAAGAAAAGTTAAAAAGGCATCATCTACTATTGTACCAATTCAGTTTGGAAATGATAAAATAACTGCTGATGTGCAAAATCTATATGATGAAGACTCTGAAAATTTATATATTGCTTCAAATTCCATTCCATCATATCCAATTCAAACTAACATTTTTGAGTATACTGTAGATAGTTTATTAGTAAAAAGTGATAATGAAGATTATAGTGTAATTGATTTTGGTATTCAAAATCCAGTTTCGTTTATAACTGGAGATAAAGTATATTATTATACCCAAAACAATAATTTTATAGAAGGTTTAGTAGAAGGACCTTACTATGTCGAGGTATTATCTAATATTGATCCAAATATTGGCAATACAAGAATTAGGTTATATCTCAGTAAATCTACTATAGGGTCTGATGATTATGTTTCTTTTGGAAAATTATCAAATGGTGTTGTAACAGGAACACATAGATTTGTACTATATTCACAAAAATCTAAGACAATTTCTCCACAAAAAATTCTTAGAAAATTTAAGTTAAATCAGACAATTGGTGATAACAAAAAATATGAAACTGTTCCTGGTCCTATTGGACTATTAAAAAATGGCGTTGAAATTTATAGTTATAAAACTCAAGATAAGATTTACTATGGACCTTTAGATAATGTTAATGTATTAAGTGGTGGAAATGGATATGATGTTATAAATCCACCTTTACTGACTTTATCAACTGGTAATGCTCTTATACAACCTGTAGTTAAAGGATCTGTTGAAAAAATATTTGTAGATCCTCAAGATTTTGATGTAGATGTCGTAGTTTCTGTAGCACTTACAGGTGGTAATGGATCTGGTGCAAGTTTTCAACCTATTATAGAGAAATATGTTAGAGAAATTGAATTTGACGCTAGACCACTTTCTAGTGGTGGAGGTTTAGATTTTGTTAATGAAAGAATTGCATTTATAAAAAATCATAATTTAATAAACGGACAACCTATTGTTTATAATAGTAATAATTCCAGTCCTATTGGAATTGGCACTTTTGGTGGATCAGATTTAGATCAATCTAAAACCCTTGTAAATGGTGCAACTTATTATTCTAAGGTAATCAATGATAAAACTATTGAAATTTACCAGAGTCTATCAGATTATTCTGCTGGAATTAATACTGTTGGATTTACGACAATTGGAAATTTTGGAATTCAAAAGTTTAAAACTGAAGTAAAGAATAAACTATCTGAAATAAAAGTAATTAATGGTGGAAGTGGATATACAAATAGAAAGTTAAGAGTAAGTCCTACTGGAATATCTACTTATAATCATACAGTAGAATTTGAAAATCATGGATTTTCAAATGGAGAAATTGTAACCTACAATTATGAAACATCTGGAATAACTGGTTTATCAACTTCAGTAAAATATCAAATCATAAAATTAGATTCTGACACTTTTAGACTTTGCTATGCTGGAACTGATGGAACGGAAACTTCAAATTATCAAAGAAAAAACTATGTAAAGTTTTCAACAACTGGATCTGGTTATCAGATTTTTAATTATCCCGACATTGCTTTATCAGTTGAATATACATCTGTTGGATTGGGAAGTACTCAAGTTAGAGGATCTATTACAGCAACTCCAATAATTAGAGGAAATATTGACCAAGTTTATGTTTATGATAAAGGATCTGATTATGGATCTCTAATTTTAAATACTCACCAAAGACCTCAAATCATCGTAAAAAATGGAAAAGAATCGCAGTTTAAACCTGTGATTGAGAATGGCAGAATCGTTGATGTGTCAGTCTTATATGGTGGACAAGATTATTATTCTACACCAGATTTAGTTGTTTCTGGTAGTGGTATTGGGGCAAATCTTAGACCAGTAGTTTCTAACAATAAAATTATAGATGTTATCATTGTTAACCCTGGAGCAGGATATACTGACACAAACACAGTAGTTCGTGCTATTTCTGCAGGTAAAAATGCAGTATTTGAATCTAATATTAGATCTCTAACTCTGAATAATTCATATAAGTATGGAATTCAGAAGGAAAGTTATAGGGATCCTGCAAATGAAATATTAGTTGAGACTAACAATAATTTAGAATATGCTGTTGTTGGTTATTCTGGGGATATAAAAAATAATATTAAAGATGGTGGCGGAACTGCATCCCACTCTGACATTATTGGGTGGGCATATGATGGAAATCCAATCTATGGGTCATATGGATACTCTGATCCAGATGATACTAGACTTGTTAAAAAATTAGAACCTGGATATACTCAAGCAAATATCGAAAATCGCCCATCCACTTCCATTTTTCCTGTTGGTTATTTTGTTGAGGATTATAAGTTTACAAATAGTGGAGATTTAGACCAATATAACGGAAGATTTGGAAAGACTAAAGATTTTCCAGAGGGAGTTTATGCATATTTTGCAACTGTTGAAACTAACGATGATGAAAATATAGTTGGCAAGTTTCCATACTTCATCGGAAATGAGTATAGATCTCCATATATTGAAGAAAATATAGAATTAGACCAAACTTTTGATTTTAATAATTCATCTTTAATTAGAAATACATATCCATATAAAGTAAATGATGAATATGCAGACAATGATTTTATTGTAGAGTCAAATGAAATTATAGAACAAAAAACACTGATTGAATCAGTTTCTTCAGGTAGTGTTTCTTCATTACAAATTATAAATTCTGGATCAGATTATAAAGTAAATGACCAGATAACATTTGATGAAAGTAATACTGAGGGTGGAGGAATATTTGCAAAAGTATCTAAAGTAACAGGAAAACAAATAAATGAAATTAATACATCTATTCAATCTTACAATGACTCTCTAGTTACTTGGGTAAATGGAAGCACTATTAGGGTTTATGTTTCACCATATCATGAATTTTTAAATAGAGATAATGTTAATATATCTGGATTTCCTGTAGAACTTTCTAATCTTAATGGATCATATCAAATTGGATTAACAACTTACTCTACAATATTAGATAAGCAAATTCCTACATATGCCTCAACAGGAATAGTTACGGATGTTTATTTAACATCTATTCCAGACAACATTTCAATTGGAAGTAGTTTTAAAATTGATAATGAGATTTTCTCAGTTCTTAATATTTACAATAATTTTGGCATTGTTAGAGTAAGTAGAGATACTAGCGGTGGAATACATACTCAGACAACTCCAGTTTACTTCCTTCCAGATTCATTTACTGCAAATAAATCTACAGATTATTTTGAATCTAAAGTAAACAATAAGGTATATTACAATCCTACAAAATCCGTAGGAATTGGAACAACAGTAGGAACTGGTATAAATGTAAATTATAATATTGGAATCACAACTTATAACGTTTTTATTCCAACTCAGAGTATTTTCTTACCTAATCATCCATTTACCACTGGACAACAGTTAATTTTTAGAAAACCAACTGGTGGAGATCCTATTTCTGTTTCAAATACTTCCACAAGTGCCTCTTTTAACATCTTAGATGGAAACTCTGAGACATTATATGCAATTAATAAATCTAAGGATTATATTGGTATCGTAACTAATGTTGGATTAACTACAAGCACTAATGGGTTATTCTTTAGGAATACCAGTTGGTCTTCTGCAAATGATAATTATCAATATTCGATTGAATCAAACTTTACTCAAGTTACTGCAGATATTAACAAAATAAACACAGTGGTTTCTGTTTCAACATCTCATAGTTTATTGGTTGGCGATAAAGTAACATTGTCAGTTAAACCAGATTTATCTGTAGGTATTGGAACGTCATCTTCTATAAAAGTATTATACAATACAGAATATGGAAAATTAGTAATTAATCCGATTGGATTTGGATCAGAAAGTGTGTTTCCATCTTCAATTTATTATGATTCGGCAACTAGACAACCAAATGTAGATTCTGAAATTGCAATTGAATGGATTGATAAAGTAATATCACTTTCAGCAACAAGAAATGCTCAGCAAATTTATGATTATATCTGGGACAACTATAATAATTTTGATGTAGATGGTGATGGTATAGTTAGTTCTGTCGATGGAACATTAATTATAAGGGAAATGTTTGGATCTGCTTTTGCTGGTGCTGCCTTAACAACAGGTATTACTTTCCCAGAAGATGCAACAAGAACAACAGCAACTGCAATTAGATCATATATTAGTTCTGTAACTGGTGGTGTAGGAATTGGTAGCACAATTGGAACTGCACCTTTTACTTCTTGTTATGATGTAGATGGTAGTGGAGTTGTTGCGCCATTCAATGATGGGTTATTAATTTTAAGATTTGCTACTACTCCAGGACTTGGATTAGGTGGATATTATGGTCCAGGAAATCTTGAAAGTTATTTCCAAATTACAAATCATGGATTACAAACTGGAGATAAAATTTTATATGAAAGCAATACAAGTTCATTTATTCCATTAAATGATGGAGAATATTATGTTCATAGAGTTGACAATAATAAATTTAAATTAGGCCAAACATATAAAGATGTGACTGAGTATCCAGTAAATGCCGTTTCAGTTGCATTTACTGGAGGATCAAACCAAGTCATTTATCCTATTAATCCACAAATTGAAGTAATTAAAAATAATAATCTTGCCTTTGATCTATCAGATTCTTCACTATCTGGTTATAATTTAAAAATTTACTATGATAGAGATTTTAGTAAGGAATTTGTTTCTGTTGCAACTACTACATCCCTTTCTATTTCTGGAGTTGGTACTGTAGGTGTGTCTACTAATGCTTCATTAACTTTCAACTATACTGATTCTGTACCCGAAAAACTCTACTATAATTTAGAGAAATCTGGATATATCAGTACTGCAGACTCTGATGTTGTTAATTATTCTGAAATAACTTTTGTAGACAGTAAATATACTGGAGATTATAATGTAATTGGTGTAGCAAATACAACTTTTACAATTTCTCTTAAAAATACACCAGAAAGACTTTCATATCAAAATAGCGATTGTGATGTATTAGAGTACACTACTAATTCTACTAATGCAAGTGGTGGTATTAGTAAAGTAAATCTTATTTCAGGTGGTTATGGTTATAAAGCACTACCTCGTTTTACTGGATCCAACTCTGTAAATGGTGAAGGTGCATTTATTATTCCATCATCTGATACTATTGGTAAGATTACACAAAGTAGGATTATAAATGAAGGGTTTGAATACGCATCAGATAAGACTTTAAGACCAACTGCAACTATTCCACAGTCTGTTTATATTTCCTCGGCAAATACTATTGATTCCATAACTATCTTAAATGGTGGTCAAAATTATACTTCAGCACCAGACTTAATATTAGTAGACTCTGATACTGGAGAATTGATTGATA